GTTCTGTCAATCCGCCGGAATTGGAAAGAAGAAGATCAAACTTATTCTAAAATTCAATATTTTACACACTTTAAGTTTGTCCCCGGCTTAGGATTTTATGGCATTGGCTACGCCCATATTTTGGGTAATACGGCCAAGGGCGCGACATCTTTGCAAAGGCAAATGATAGACGCAGCCACCCTGGAGATGTTCCCAGGGGGTCTAAAAGTGAAAAGTATGCGGGGTGACGATAACAACGTCATGATTGGTCCCTGCGAGTTCCGCGAATTGGATACCGGCGGGATACCCATTCAACAGGCTATTATGACGATGCCCTATAAGGGGCCGTCTCCCGTATCTATGGAGCTTTGGAAAGCCACCCGTGAGAACGGGGAGCGCCTTGGCGGCATGACTGAGGTGGCGGTTGGGGAAGGCCGTCAGGACGCCCCTGTAGGCACCACAGTGGCCCTTCTAGAGGCTTCTAACCGAGTGCAGTCTGCTACCCTTAAAGCTGCCCACCGCGCCTACAGGCGCGAATTTAAGCTAATTGCGGCCCTATTTGGCCAGTTCTTGCCGGAAACTCCATATCCGTGGCCCGTGGCTGGCGGTCCCAATGTGGTTATGAGGGCTGACTTCTCGGATCAAATTGACGTAATTCCCGTCAGCGATCCCAACATTACGTCCTCTGCCCAGCGCATGATGCGTGCCGAAGCCCTGCTTCGATTTGCAACTCAAGCCCCAGATTTGCACGATCAATATCAAGCTTATCGCCAGATGTACGTCGAAATGGGAATTGACGAAAAGCGGATTACTGCGCTTCTGCCTCCCAAGACAGAAGCAAAGCCGTTGGACCCGTTGAGCGAAAACCAGAACCTTTTAAACGGCAAACCGGTCAAAGTTGGCGCGTACCAAGACCATGATGCCCATATTGCATCTCACACGATTTTAATGCAGCAAAAGCCCGAACTTGTAACAACCGCAGCCCACATTGCTGAACATGAAGCTGCTAAAATGCGGGTTCAGGTTGAACAGATTCTGGGTCAGGCGCTTCCGCCCGAAGGCCAGCAATTGCCGCCTGAAGTTGAAAACCAAATTGCCGTTTTGGTTGCCAAAGCGATGCAACAGATTTCTAAGCCGCAAGGTGGAGAAGACCCCACCCCTGGTCAGATTGCTATGGAGCAGCTTAAAGTTGAAGCCGCGAAAGTTCAGGCTAAGTTGCAAGAAATTCAATCTAACACCAGCAGCAAGGCATTTACTGAAACGCTAAAATTAAAATCTAGCCGCGAGGACCGCCTGACTCGTGAGCGTATTGCCATGTTGAATTACGAAAAAGACAGGCAGAAACAAATTTCCCAACCAAAAACTTTCGGGACAAGGAGCAAATTCTAATGGACTCGATGCGTAAAAATGCTCAAAAAATGATGCCGCATGTTATGGCTTTAAATAAAAAGCCGACGATGGGCATGAAGAATGATCGTCAACCAGTCCCGGCTGTTAGCAAGCTCGTTGCCTTCGCCAAAGGCGGCAAGGTTATGGCTAAGGGTGGTGCCGCCGACATGAAGCAGGATAAAGCCATGCTTTCGCGTCACAATAGACTTATGCACCCCGGCCAGAAGTCTAAGCTGATGAACGGCGGAATGGTGAGTAAGTATGCTAATGGCGGAGGTGCATTTGTAACCAGAAAAGATAAAGCAAATATTAAAGCGCGTGGACTTGAATATGCAAAAACCGCTTCTAAAATTCTTGAGGAAGAAAACAAACCTTTAAGTAAAATTAAAAGTTTTCTTACGGATAATGTAGAAAAAATGAAAGAAGCCGTTAGGTCTGTTGGAAAACCTGACTATAGAGATACTAAATTAACTAAAGTAGTTAGGTCTGGTGTAGATTTAGGAAAAGGCGCTTTAAAAGTTGGTAAAGCAATTACTCCTACTGGCGCATTTTTGACTGCAATGACACCTTCAACTTTAAATGAAGACGAAGATGACCGTATTAAAAAAATAAACAAAGAATATGACCAAGTAAAAGATTCAGTAAAAATTGATAAAGTTTCTCCTAAAGACATTAAAATTGATATGCCTAAACTTACATCTATAAATATTACAAAAAAATCTTCTCCTAAAAAAGAAGAATCAGGAGAAGAAGCTGTACTTCGTTACAATAAGCAACGTGATGGAGATGAAGATACTCAGGAGCAAATTAAAAAGGCTTTTGCTTCAGGCCCAGCCAAGTACGCTAAAGGCGGCAAGGTCAAATCCAAGGGCGACAAAAAGAAGGTTATGGGCACTGTTGGCGAAGCTAAAGCCATGATGGCCGCTCTGCAAAAAGCACGCCGCCCCGCAACCCCGATGCCGGGGACTCCCATGGCTGGCCTCGGCATGGCTCCACCGATGGCTCCCCCAATGAAGCACGGTGGCAAGGTCATGAAGAAAGCCAACGGCGGTATGTCTCGCCCACTCCAAGATCAACGGATGCAGATGGCTCCGCGTATGGCCCCTCCGATGGCTGGCATGGGTTCTCCAATGATGAAGAAGGGTGGCAAGGTCATGAAGAAGGCCGCTGGTGGCGCTGCCAAACTTCGCAAGAAGTCTCCGATGCCCGATAAGATTAAAATGGTCAATTATTCAAGAGGAGGCTGATATTTCACGCCCCGTAAAAAACATTCGTTTAAAGCCTAAAGCCGTAAAGAAGGGCAAAGGCAAATAGATATGCCAGTCGTCAGCAAAAGCCAAAATCGGTTTATGCGTGCGGCAGCTTCCCGGCCAGCAATGGCTAGGAAGCTGGGCATAAAGCAGTCTGTGGCTAAAGAGTTTGTAAAAACGGAAAAAGGTAAGTCGCTATCTAGCTTGCCGGAGAAAGTGAAGAAAAAATGAGTGCAGACCTGCTGGCAAGGAAGGTCACGGCAAGGCTAAGGGAAATTCGGGAAGATAAAATAAACGCACTCCGAAGATGCAAGCCCCGCGCCCCGATGGTTATTGAAGGCGCGGCAGTCCCCGCAGCTACGGCTGAAGAAATTGCTTTTTTTGCAATAGATACGAACGCAACTATAGATGCGATCAACATGCTTATGTTGGTCGTTGAGGAAGAGTACAAAAAATTAACAAATCCAGAAGAACCTGTTGACGACATTAACCAAAAGGCAAGGATAAATTATGGCTAATTTAAAATCACTTCCATATGTGGAAGAACACGAAGTTAAAGAATCACTCACTATAATTAATAAGCAATTTGTTGAACTTACCGGGAAAGAGTTCGGATTTCGTCCAGCCGGATATTATATTGCGGTTAAAATTTATGTCAGATCAGACGAGTTGTCGATTATTGACATGCCCGATGGTTCAAAGAAAACTCTTTGGACGCCTCCAGTAATGCAGAAACAAGACGCACTTGAATCGTGCTGTGCGCTTGTTGTTGCTATTGGACCTGGGTGTTTTAAAAACCGAGACACTGGCGAGCCATGGGCTGATGGCCCAACTTGCCGCATTGGTGACTGGGTTGCCATTCCTCGTGCTTCTACATGGCTAACAAACTGGCGCGGTGTGGCAATTGGTGTTTTGCCAGACGACAAAATTATTGGAACGGTAGAAGACCCAGCCGATCTTTCTTCTGTTTATGTTCCTCCAAAAATATAGGCAAGAAACATGAAAATTTTACCAACTATTTTTTATGCTCCAGATGGTCAAGGCACTGGTCAAGACTCTATTCCCGAGCCGAAAGTTACTCAAAACTTAACGGGTGAAGAGGAGTTTAATGATGAAGAGATTGAGCTTTCGGAGGGTGGCGAAGTTGAAGCTGCTGAAGCTCCTGAAGAGACTGAAGACACAAAAAAGACGTTTAAACGCCGTGGCCCAAAACGTTATGCAACGTTAACTCATGAGCGTGATGAAGCTCGTAATTACGCTCAACAACTTCAAAATGAACTTGAGCGTGAACGTCAACACGCTGTTGAATTAGAAAACAAAGCTAATGAAGCTTCTAACGTAGCAATGCATAGTTACGCTGCTAAAGCTGAGTCTGACTTGCGCGAAGCGCGTTCTTTTCACCTGTCTGCCATTGAAAGCGGAGA